AGACAAATATCTATTGATAAACATGAATTTCTCGAACTCGGTCATAGTCTCCCCATCAAATTTTGGAGAATAAATGCTGATATTCTCAGACTCTATTACCAATTCAAGTTTTCCCATATAAAACTATACAACGATTGGGGATTGCAAAGATATAGCAAGTTATCGTGTTTTCCAAGCAAACTTAACAAAAAAGTGAATTTTTCAGATTTTATCACATATTCGGCACACGGGGCAATCTATATGACTTTACAGGCGGGCAACGTCTCGCGGTTCGGGGTCGTCGTACTCGAAGCTCTCGATAGAAATGTCCTCGTCCAACTCTTCCCAGCGTATTCCCATCGCGTCGATACTGTATTTTTCCCGCTGCGAGTCGCTCGCATGAAGGAGCCGAGGATACCACAGCAACGACTGCCACAGGGTTTCCCCTTCGGTCGTGAGGATATAAATCTTATCATTCTCGAACCATAATTTTTTCACTTCCATACCTTACAAAGTTTTATCGCTTGTGTTCGATATGGAGACAAATATAGGCAATTAATCTATATCTTATAAATTTCCGAGCGGATTTTCAAACCTCCTTACAACGAGTGATTCTTATAAAATTCGGTCGACTTCTTCAGCCGCTGGTCGTTGAATGCATCGGCTACTATGCCGACAAACTCCCTACCCATGCTGTCAGCCATAAAATCTCGCAAGTTCATCACCGACGAGTAGTATTTGGTCGAGAACCATCGGCGACGCTCTCTTACTTTCTTCCGACCTTTTTGTCCGGGATATATATCCCCGGGATTTCCCCGCCATACCTCCCGGCCTGTCCCGTAATCCTGCCAAAGGCCATATTCGAGAAAACACTGTACGAGGACGACCTCGGAGAACCGGCCGTCGGCACGCACCGGGAGCGCGGTCACCGAATCGAGCAAACTCCCGGTGTCTATGATGTCCATATCGACGATCTTCTCTTTCCAGATGTCGATCATCGTCCCGTTAAACGCCCCTATAAATTTGGCCCGTTCTTCGAGCGCCTTCTCTTCGGTTATGTTATTCCCATTCATCGGCGTTAAGTCTTAAATCATATCGTCGATTTTATGCCGCACGGCGAAAAACACTGTTTTTGTCCGAACGGTATGCGGACTGTTGGTCAAATCGGTGGAGCCGGAGGACACGTCGCTCACGCATACGAACGCCGTAGAGCTCTGCATGCGGGCGAGCGCTTCCTCGAAGCCTTCCAAACTGCTCACGAGACAGAATTTGAAATTCTTCGACCGGGCGAGTTTGTTGGTTTCGGTCAGCCGCCGAAAGAAATCGGCGGCGTCCCAGTTGAACGATTTACTTTCCATACTGTTTCTTTAATTCTTCGTACTCTTTCGCCTGGGCATCGAGCTCGGCCAAAGCTCGCCAGGTGTCCATAGACAATACTTCACGCTCTTTGGTGATATCTCCTTTGGTAAGGGCTCGTATCTGAGCGTTCATCGCTTCTTGCAATCGTCGGCCGAGAGGCGCTCCCTGTTCGAGCAGGTTTTCCGACGTCATCGAACCCGCCGGTCGGAGAAAGCTCGGGAAAGTCCGCGAGAACAGCTCTTTGAGCGAGGCGAACCAATAGAAGGTAGAAAGTTTCTCGGCGGCGTTCGTCTTTATGCCCGGCGCATTGTACAAGATACCGGCCATCTCGTTGAGAAGTTCTTGCTTCTGCGTAGAAAGATAGCCCTGATACAGGTTGTCGCAGTAGATGTATTTTTCGAATTCGACTCCTTGAAAATCGGCGGGGAGAGCGGCATGTTTCCTTATTCGGGAGATTCTCACCGGATATTCGGGAATCTCGACGATCCAATCGAGCTCGTGGATAGCCGAAGCTATCAGTTCCCGACTGACTTTGAATGTTTCCTTATCGTGCCGCACGATGTAATCATGTTCGTCGTACCGGCATTCTATCCTGATTTTTCCCCACAAGAAGAAACAATAGGTTTTAATTTGGTCGGCCGAAAGGTTGTCCAAAAACAGATCGTAAAGATAATAGAGCTGCCTATCGGTCAACTCCTGCCACGATACGGGCAATGTAATCGCTATTTTCCTATTCATATCAAAAAAAATTAAAGTCAAAACCAATATCCCGAACTCTTTTTATCGTTCCCGAAAACGGGAGGGTCGAACAGCCCGGCCGTTCGGGAGGCGTGCCATTCGGGATATTTATCGGGATTCTCCCGAATAAAGTTCACGAGGTCAGTGAGCGCCCTTTTATCGAGAGGGGCTCCGGGTATTGCCCTGGCGATAACCCGGCGGACACGGCCGGCCAACCGGGCATAACCCGAACCTTTCTCGAAGGGGGCCGCACGTAAACGAGTCATCAGTTCGGGCGAAATAAATTCATCGGCCGCCTCGTTTTCGAGAGGCTCAGCGATATTACGAATCCTGAGGTACTCGTCCCACATGGGTTTTTCGGGGTCGACCAGTCCGGAAAGGTGACCGGCCAAAGGCAGGAACAATGAAGAGGAGAACCACTCTCCCTGAGGGGTCTCGGCATAGCCATCTATATCCGCCAGGGCTATCACCATAGTAGAAACAGCTTTATCTCGCATCTGAGCCAAAGAGAACATCAGGCGCTCGATTCGCTCTTTCGATGCCGGTACGACATTCTGGTTATTGACGATACCGAAGCCGTTAGGAGTGAGTACCAGGTCGAGCGAAGGGACAGCCATACGGAATGCCTCGTTGGCGACATAGACCGATGCGGCATTTCGCAGCGCCTCGGGCATCGACCGGGGATTTGCCAGCATCTCGGGACCGATGAAAATATCGGACAGCGAGGCTTCGACGAGCCCCATATAGGGCTCTATCTTCTCATAGAGAGAACCCTCCCCTTCTACGGTGGACATAACGTTGGGGATAAAACGCCTTAATTCGAAATCGTTCGAGATGATCATATTTCGGAAGTATTAACGGTAACTGTTTTCGCGTCGTTTTTTTCGTCGAGTGTCGTGAGCATAATGAAGGGGCAGTCGGGATATGCGCCTTTCCATTCGTTGAATCGGATAACAAGATTGTGAACGGTGAAGAGCAAATCGTGATAGGGCTTCTGCAAGGCCTGGGCGATAGTGTAGAGTTCGCGCTTGTCGCTCCCGCTGTTGTTGGTCTGCGCCTTCCCCGGCACGGAGCCGACCAGGTTGGAATGAACCCGCATGGTGAAGCATATCATGTTCACGGCCTCGATGATATCAGAAGCCCAGTCGCCGCCCTCCTTGTCGGTCTCTATCTTGTTGATGACGACATCATGTACGACATCGCCGTTCGGATTGGTGTAAACCTGGGAGAACCAAGCCTTCCCGCTATTTTCGACACCGGTAAGAAATTCGAGTATTTTCTTCTTCTCTTCGACAACCCTCGCCTGTTGTTTGGCTCTATCCGTGATTCCTTCGGCCCGGAAGATACCGGTCCAGTATTTGTCGGAAATTTCAATGTGGTATTTGATGGGCGCCGAGTTCTTGAGTTTGGCCTCCTTGGCCAGGCCAATAAGTCGCTTGATGTTGTACATAGCGAAGCATAATAGGGTATCGGATAATAGGTATTATCGGGAGTAGGAACCTTTGTCAGAACGGCAAATTTCCTTGTGTCCGTTCTCATGCGTGTTTCCCCGTCGTCGCCGGGCATGCGCCCCATGCGCACCATAAGGTCGCAGAGCGGAGCATTCAAGTCGAGCAGGTCGATGATTTCGACCTGGTCTTCCATCGGCTTAGCTTTCCGCCAATTTGCATAGTACAGTTTATCGATGCGGCCATTTGAATCGGCAACCCCCAGGCGACAGTAACAGGCTTCTTTTCTTATTAACCGAATTATTTTCGAACCGTCTCCGTTCAAAATAATGACATTCACGCAAAAGGCAAAGTATTTGAAGTCCTGACATACACCCAGATAGTTTGTCGGTATATTATTCCCGACGAAGAAGGAATCAATTTCTTCCTTGACTTTTTCCGAACAGGCCTCGGTATTGTAGAGAAGCCCCGACCCATAGCAAATTTCGGCGTTGAACATCTGACAGGTCGACAAGGTTTCGTCGCGCTCGATCAGCTCGAGAATATCATACGGAAGCTGGTCGTCGGCTCCCCAGGGCATATATCGATGCTTATCTCCTATGGGAACGGGCGAAATATCGCCTGTTTCACGGAACTCTGTTTTGCTCAGTTCCGAGGAGAACAAGGCTTTTGCATTGATACCGGGAATATCGTCGATGCTCGTAAAGTCGATAGGCTCAAAATCGCTCATAAGAATACTGTTAGATTGTTGATTTCAAAGATACACACATCGCGTACCGTGCGAATTTGGCGGCTGTCGAGCAGCTTCACCCGACGAACCCCTTTATAAAAATCGTAACGAAGGGATATGCAATTCCGCCAGCGCTGTATCTGGCCGGATTTTGTCCAAAGAGTTATATCGACAGGATCGCCGGCTTTCAGCATTTCCCGCATGGTATTGATGTGAATAGATTGCGCCATAACTATTTAAATTGGAACTCGAACTGTTGTGAAAAAAGGTCCTTTGTTTCCCTGTCGATAGAATTTAGACGGGGATAGACA